CTAAAAAGACGTGGTGTTTATGATGCATCTTTTTCTGAATTGCAAAGATTGGCAGATGCCAACGATAATCAGTTTGTACCAGTAGACAATATGGCAATGCTACAGGCAGGCGGTGGTTTGCAGAATGTGATGCAGGAAGCACCTTTGCAGGGAATTATTTCAGCTTTACAGCAACTGTATCAGTCAAGACAGGTCATTATACAGACCATTTATGAAATTGTCGGTATATCCGATTTAATGCGTGGGCAATCAGCGAATAGAGAAACAGCTACTGCACAGAGAATAAAAGGGCAGTTCGGTTCTATGCGATTGGTCAACAGGCAGAGAGAGTTAGAGCGTTTCATGGATCAAATCATGGAACTTAAAGGCGAGATGCTTGTTGAGAACCTTGAGCCTGATGTACTGCAGAAAGTTACTTCTGTACAGATTACACCAGAGATGGTGGCTGTTATGAGAAATGACAGACTGAGATGTTTCAGGGTCAGAATAGATACTGATGAATCACAGGCACTTGATGCAGCAGTTGATCAGAAACAAAGAACAGAGTTTTTAACAGCATCAGTACAGTTCCTTCAATCAGTTGGCCCATTAGTAGCCTCTGGTGCATTAGGATTTGATCAGGCAAAACAGATGCTTTTATTTGCAGCAAAAGGTTTCTCTGGTGCAAGAGAGTTGGAAGAGACATTGGAGTCACTTCAGCCAAGACCGCCTAGTGGCCCATCACCAACAGATAAGCTTGTCGAAGTAGAGGCTGCAAAAGTACAGGCAGATACACAAAAGGCGGCAGCCGATGCACAGGTGAAAGTCGCAAGATTAGAACTTGATCAACAGAGAGCAGAAACAGATGCAAGGCAGAAACAGGAAAAACTTGAAATTGAAAAAGCAAAATTGGTGGCAGGATAATGACTGATTTTTTTCCACAAGCACCAATGCTGCCTTATTACAAGTACTCTGGGCAAAATAATCTCTATTCTCCCAGAGGGTATGCTCAGGGTACACTTGTTGATTTATTAAATACTAGAAACCTTGCTGATGAAACTGAAGAAATAATTGAAGGTACAACTGAACAGAACCAACCTGCATTTGAGGAAGTAAAGGACAGTGGAACACAAAGTTTTTTCGGTGGTATGGACATCAATGAAGGCGATAACCTTTCTTTTGATGATCTGTCTGATTTATCTCTTACTGATGGTTTCTTTGGGGGAACAACAGTCAGTGATAATTCACCAAAAGGATGGAATACACAGCACCAAAGAGAGTTTGATGCACTAAGGGCAGCAGGGTTAAAGCCAAGTGCAAAATGGACAGGCAGTGATTGGTATGTATTTGCAAATGAGTTGGATGGAACGCCATTTGGTGAGCCAGGTACAATGTCCTTAGCTGATAGCTTTTCATCTGGTGGTAAGTATGGTGGACAGCCTATTGGATTGTTTGGAAGTGCTGTAGGAATGGCAACAGGTTCATTTAAGCCTGCTGAAGTATTTGACACAAATCTAGCACAGGCCTTATCAGATAATCCTGGTGCTGCTACAGGAGGAATACAAGGTGATCCAAGCACAATATTAGGAAGTTTTGAACCAACAACTAAAACTGTTGAAGCACCTACTATTAAACAATCACAGACAATACTTAAAAACACAACTGCAAGTGATGTCAGAAATGATCCTAATAAAGCAGCACAGGTAGAAGAAGCAAATAAAGCATTAGGTGTTACAGCAAAACGTGGTGGCACAGTGACTGCCAAAGAAGGCGGTACTGTTACAGCTAAAAGACCAACACCTGCACCTAAACCAAAATCTGTATCTCTCAAAGAAGTTATTGCAAATGCAGTCGCTGCTGCAAAACAGAAAGAAGAAGATAACAGAGATCAGGAAAAGGCTGCAAGACAGCAAAAAGAAAAACAAAACAGAGAGACAGTTAGAGAAAAACAAAAGGCAGTTAAAGGTTTCTCAGGAGGCTATGGATTCTAATGCGAAAAACATACGTTATGGAAAATGGTGACCTGGTAGAAAAGAAAACCATCATGCAGAAACGCTTGCAGTTAATCAGCGACATTGAACCTTATCAGAATACTGTTGATAGAGGTTGGATCACTGGCAGACGGCAACACAGAGAATTTTTAAGAAAAAATAACTTAGTAGAACTTGGAACAAATGGAGGCCAAATAAAAAATGGAAGCACAGCAAATTGATAGCACTGAACAGGAAGTTCAGACAGCAGATGAGCCAAATACACCTACACTAAAAGAAACATTGCAAGCAGCAATGCAAGGTGAGGACAAACTACCAGAAGCACCTGCTGAACCAATGCAAGAGGTACAGGCAGAAGAGACAGAAGAGGCAGTACAAGAAGAACAGGTAGAAGAACAAGCACCTGCATTAGAAGCAATATCTGCCCCTAAACACTGGCCCAAAGAAGAGCAAGAGATTTTTAATACGTGGGATGCAAACGTACAGCATCAGGTCATGGATCGTTATAAAGCGATGGAAGGTGATTACACCAAAAAGACACAGGCATTAGCAAAGTATAAAAAACGAAATGAATCGTTAGATGAGATTTACGGCCCTTTCAGAGATGACTTTCAAAGGGCAGGCATGGATGAAGTCGCAGCAACAAGACAGTTACTGGCGGCACACAAGTATTTGAGGGAAGACCCACAGCAGGCATTAAAATGGCTTGCCAAGTCTTATGGTGTTGATCTTACAGCAGTCAATGATGACACAGCTATAGAAGATGAATACGCTGATCCTCAGATGAAAGCAATGCAACAGCAGATTGCTCAGTTGCAAGGCACAATAACTAATCAACAGCAACAAGCACAGAATATGCAGAAGCAGGAAGTGCAAGCTATGATTGACAACTTTCAAACAGCGAAAGATGCAGATGGTAATTTAAAACATCCACATTTTGACGTTGTGCAAAACCAGATGTCAGGTTTGATAAGTTCTGGTGTTGCGAAAGATATTGCATCTGCCTACGATATGGCAGTTTATGCAAACCCAGAAACAAGGGCAAAAGTCCTTGATGAGCAGGTCAAGAAAACGACTAAGCAAGAGGTGAAAGCCGAAGCAGTCCAGAAGGCCAAAAAGCAGCAAAGGGTTAATGTCAAAGGTAGCGGTACACCAAGCAATTCAGCAATTCCCAGTGGTATGACGTTGAACGAAACAATTAAATTTTCAATGAAACAACTACAAAAGGGGTAAATTATGACAAGTCCAAATTTGTCAGAAATTATCACGACTACTCTAAGGAATCGATCTAAAACCTTGGCAGACAATGTGTCGAATCACAATCCTCTTCTTAACAGAATGAGAGAGCGTGGCAACTTAACACAAGTTACAGGCCGAGATATAGTTAGAGAACTTGAGTATGCGGATAATTCAACAGTCAGTTTTTATAACGGCTATGAAATCTTAGACACATCGCCAACTGATGTATTAACAGCGGCAGTGTTTGATTATAAACAGCTTGCAGGAAATGTAACAATTTCTGGGCGTGAGCAAATACAGAACAGTGGCGAACAGCAACTGATAAATCTACTTGAAGCAAGAATTGGAAACCTTGAGAGATCAATGGAAAACAGTTTAGCAACAAGTCTATTTTCTGATGGAACAGGTAGTAGTTCTAAAGAAATCGGTGGCTTACAACTCGTTGTAGCTGATGCAGGCAGCGGCACAGTAGGGGGTATTAACTCATCTACTTACACGTTCTGGCAGAACAAACAGGCTACAGCAACCAGTAGTGCATTTAGTACAGCCAACATACAATCTGATATGAATGGTCTTTATATTCAGCTTGTTAGAGGCACAGATGCACCTGATTTAGTTATAGCAGGTTCAACACCTTATACAACGTTCCTAGCCACTCTACAGACTCTGCAAAGAGTTGCAGATAGTAGATTAGCTGATCTTGGTTTTACTGCGGTCAAATATCTTAACTCAGATGTTGTTTATGACAGCAACTGTGCTGCAAGCAGAATGTACTTTCTTAATACTAATTATTTAAGATTGGAAACTGCGGCAGGTAGAGACTTTGTACCTGGTGATGCCAAAGAATCAATCAACCAAGATGCGACTGTAGTTCCTGTATTTTGGAGTGGTGCGTTAAGCTGCTCTAACAGAAGCTTACAGGGCGTTTTACATACATAGGAGGGTAGAATGAGTTATATTCCAGTATTAGGAATCGACCCAACATCTGTTAGTGACACTGCTGAGTTTTTATTAGGTCAGCATGGTGCAGTAGTTGGCTCTCCAAGTAAAGTCTATAAGTATGTGCAGTATGACACTGGTTCAGCAGGAACAGCAGCAGTAGCAGGTGAAGTAGCCTATTACTATACATTAGATGGCTACAAGAACAATCAGGTTACTTCTGATCTCTCTGACTCAGTTGAGATTGGAGCAGGTGTTCTACAGGCTGTTATGACTGATGGACAATTTGGTTGGATACAGATTCGTGGAGCAGCGATTTTGACCATTGCATTGACCGCAGGGGCTGATGGTGATCCATTAACTCCAACAGGTTCGGCTGATGGTACACTTGATGTAAGTGCTGATGTGACTGATAACGTCTGTGCAATCGCCTGTGACATCTCAGATAAGGAAATCATCTGTACATTTCCAGATTGATAAGGGAAAACGGCTATGAGTATAATACCAGTTTTGGGTATTGATCCAACGGCAGTTCATGCGAATGACACATCACAAAGATTTAGGTCAGGTCAACTTGGTGCAGTTATAGGAGAGACAACAAAGCTTTATAAGTATGTTCAAAACTATAGCTTTATAGGTATTTCACCAGGTGATGTTTGTTCTTACTTAAGAATCATAGACACTCATTACTTTGGTAACGAAGTAACTAATGATGTTTCTTTGACTCATGCAGTTGGTGCAGGTGTTGCCGCATCTACCTCTTCAACATACGAGTGGTTTTGGATTCAAATCAGAGGCCCTGCAACTTTGTCAACAGCTTTGACAGCAGGTGCGGATGGAGACCCTTTAACTACGCAGGGAGCAGGCGATAGAACATTAGATGTTGTTGCAAGTGTAACAGATAACGTCTGTGCCATTGCCTGTGATGCCTCAGATAAAGAAATAATTTGTATGTTTCCTTACTAAAAAAAATTATGAGGGGCAGGGCAACTTGCCCCTTTTACTAACTTTATGGAGTTTAAATTGAAAGTACAATTTTACAAAAAAATGTTTAATGGTGAAATGCGAGATTTCGCAAGAATACCTGTAACAGATACAAAAGATATTTTAGAAACACCTGTAAGGGCAAGTGACGTTCAGCGTTTTCCTAAAGAGTGGGCAGAATATCAAAAAAATAAAGACAAAAAATTAGTTAAAAAAACAATACATTTACCTGGATTAGCAGAGGATCATAGAATTGAACTTGAACTTAAAGGCATTAAAACAGTTGAAGATTTGGCTAGTGCAAAAACCACAGTATTGGAAAGCATGGGTAAAATCTATGTTACATTACACGAAATTGCTAAATTACAAGTTAAAGCAGACGAAAAAAACAACAAATCAAAATCAACTTCCAAAGACACAGAAGAAAAAAAAGAAGAGTAAAAAATGACAATTTTGAGTATGTGCCAAAATGTTGCTGATTTTACAGGCTTTGAAAGGCCGACATCAGTTATCTCTAATACAGACCCTATAGCAAGACAGCTATTAGCACTTGCACAAAGAGAAGGTAAGCAGTTGATGCGTGTATCTGATTGGGCGATACTTAAAAAAGAACACACATTTTCTACATCAAGTGGTACAGCCGCTTATGCATTGCCAAGTGATTTTGACAGATTAGTTTTAGAAACATCATACAACAGATCAGATAATGATATACTAACTGGCCCTATAAGCAGTTCAGAATATCAACTTGTCAACCATGGTATGGCAACCACAGGTACAACAGAGAAGTTTAGATTAAAAGCTGCATCAAATGCTTTGAAGTTTGAACTAGACCCTACACCATCATCAACACAGACTATTGGCTTTGAATATGTATCAACACAATTCTGTCAATCATCTGGTGGTAGTGGACAGGCAGTTTGGACAGCAGACACAGATACAGGCATACTTGATGAAACGACAATGGAAATGGGTATTACCTGGCGTTTTAAAGCAGCACATGGTTTAGAATATGGTGAAGATTATAAACAATATCAGTTAGAGGTAAGACAAGCTGTTGCAAGAAATGGCTCTTCACCTGTACTGCAATTAGATGATGCAAGAAAACTTATTGTAGGGCCATATCAATCTGATGGTAATTACGGCCTTAGTTAATGTTGCAACCACTTAGAACAGCAAACAGATTTAAGGTAAAATCTACATCAGTTCCTGCTCCTATTGGCGGTTTAAACAGTCGTGACTCTGTTGATAATATGCAGCCATTAGATGCAATCACCTTGACAAATATGTTTCCTACAGTGGGAAAAATTACACGTAGAGATGGTTACTCATCATTCTGTACAGGTGTTGGATCAGGAGATGTAGAAACACTAGTTGAACATAATGCAGGAAGTAATAGACAATTATTAGCAGTTGGTTCAAATGGTACATTGTATCAAATAAATACTGGCTCTGCTGTATCAAAGAAAACAGGTCTGTCAAATGGCAGATTTCAAACAGCGGCATTTAATGGCAGAACTTTATTTGTTAATGGCACTGATACACCTTTTTCATGGGATGGCTCATCTGCGGCTGATTTATCAATTACATTATCGGACAGTACAAGTGCTGACAGTTTAAAAGGCGTTCATGTACACAAAAACAGAGTTTATTATTTTAGAGGTGATGAGCAAAAGTTTTATTATTCTGCCACAGTCGATACCTTTCAGGGCAATTTTACAGTTTTTAATTTAGGTCTTGTTGACGATATTGGCGGCAATCTTATCCAGGTAAAAACACTGACAATAGATGGTGGTGAAGGTACAGATGATTTAATAGCATTTATAATGGATTCTGGCATTGTACTTGTTTATTCAGGTGACAATCCTAGTTCTGGCTTTTCATTAAATGGATCATTCAGAATTGCAGAGCCTGTAAATGAAATTAGAGGTGCAGCAAAGTTTGGCGGTGATGTAGCTGTTATAACATCAGAAGGTGTTGTGGCACTATCAAAGGTATTTAACAGAGACAGAATAGGAACGCAGGCTGTCGCATTATCTGAGAAAATACGAGGCGATGTAATAGCACAGGTTAAAGAAACCAGAACAACAACAGGTTGGCAGATATTTATTGATCCTAAAGGCGATAAAATATTTATTAACTTTCCAACTGGAAACTCAAACGATCTATATAATCAG